AAATCGCAACAAGTAGTTTAAGATACCATTGTCTTAAGATTTGATTAAGATATTAACGTTTAGTACAAAAAAACAAACTTTATGAAAATCAAACAACTGATGCTTGCACCTGTTGCTCTTGGTATGCTTGCCCCTGTTGCACAAGCAGCGGACCTTAATATGTCTGGGGTTAATCAGTATGCTTCGGCACAACAGGTCACAAGCGTTACGCAGTTCTCTGATGTTCAACCTACGGATTGGGCTTATCAGGCACTCACCAACCTAGTAACTCGTTATGGTTGCGTTGCAGGATATCCTAATGGTACTTTTGCAGGTGCCAAATCGATGACTCGTTTTGAGGCAGCGGCACTTCTGAATGCCTGTCTTGAGCGTGTTACTGAAACTACCGATGAACTTCGTAAACTCCTTACCGAGTTTGATGTAGAACTGACTGTATTGACTGCTCGTGTAGATGGACTTACCAGCAAAGTTGGTAAACTTGAAGCACAACAGTTCTCCACTACTACCAAACTGAAAGGTGAGGCAAGTATGGTTCTGGGTGGTGTTCCTGGATATACCACTGCTGCTGGTGCGAACGCTGGTAATACTGCATTCAACTATGACCTTCGTATCAACCTTGATACATCGTTCACTGGTAAGGATTTGCTCCGTACTCGTCTGCGTTCTGGTAACTTCTCCAGTCAACCTTTTGGTTCTTCTTCCTCTATCCTGAAATTGGATAAGGCAGAAACCTCTACTGCTGGTTCTAGTAATGTGTGGTTGGATCGTCTGTATTACACCTTCCCTGCTGGTCAGAATGTAAAACTGACTGCTGGTGCTCTGGTTCGTAATACAGAGATGGCTTGGATCCCTTCGGCGTACAAGTCAGATATTCTTGACTTCTTCCAACTTGGTGGTACTTCAGGTGTCTATAACAAGGCAACTGGTGCTGGTGTTGGTGCTCAATACACTCAACCAGGAACACAAGGATTGGTTGCTAACCTGAACTATGTTGCCGAGAATGGTAATGATAGTTCTACTGGCGTCTTTGATTCCAGTGGTAAACTCAACGTTCTTGCTCAAGTCGGTTATCGTGCTCCCCAGTACGGTATTGCTGTTGGTTACCGTTATGGTACTGAAGGTTCACGAGTTCGCAACTTCAATGCTCTGGGTGGTGGTTCTGGTGCCCTTGTTAATGGACAAGATTCCAACAGTGTAGCATTCAATGCTTACTGGCAACCCAAGACCTCTGGTATCGTTCCTTCAATCACTTTTGGTTATGGATATAATGGTATCAATGGTTCTGGTTCAAGGACTGGTGCAACCAATTCGCAATCTTGGATGACTGGTCTGCAGTGGTCTGATGTGTTTGCTAAGGGTAATGCCGCTGGTGTTGCTGTTGGTCAACCTTCTAACTCTGAGAATGCTAACAAGGCAACGATGCTTGAGTTCTTCTACAAGTATCAAGTCAGTAACAATATCGCAGTTACTCCTGCTATCTTCTATGTTTCGGACAACCAAGGTGCTAAAAATGCTTCCTCCAACTGGGGTGGCGTAATTCAGACAACCTTCCGTTTCTGATAATATTGGGGGGTTGACAAAACCCCCTTTTTTGTGTATTATAGTTTGGAGTTAAGATTTCTATGTCTCTTATTTCACAGCAGGATAGAGTGCTTGCAATTAAGGCTTTAGAGCACTATGCGTCTTCATTTAAAGATGTTATGACCGAAGCAGAAAGGGCAGAATCAAATGCTCTTCTTAACTGGATTAAACTTGAGTATAATAAGAATGAATATTAAACTTTGGTACTGTGACTCAATGAAACAATGGCGTTGGACATTGACAGATTGTTCGCGTTCAATCATCAAACAAGAATCTGGACAACGACCAGATTTGAGAGATGCTATGAATGATGTTGCAAATACTGTAGAGTATATGTTAGAATCTCATTGATTTTATTGGGAGATTAACTCAGCGGTTAGAGTGTCTGATTTACATTCAGAAAGTCCGCAGTTCGAATCTGCGATTTCCCATTTATAAATACTTAAAAGGTATTGGTGTAATGGAAAAACTTTATAAACTTTTAAGTGATACCCAAGCATCGCTTTTTTTGCTATTCCAAAAAACCTGGGTCTATCATTGGCATGTTGTGGGACCCGACTTTAAACAAATTCACGATTTGTTTGGAGACCAATATGCAGAAATTCAAGAAGAAGTTGATCGTATCTCAGAACATATGAGATTTTTGAGTATTAAACCTATCAGTTCTTTATCTAGAGTTCTAGAAGTATCTGGTGTTGGAGAAGCAAAGACTAATATTTCTGAAATGGAAATGATTAAAGATTTGCTTGAGGGACATAAAAAAATTATAGATATGTTAGGTGAAGTTGCCGAAGAAGCAGAAGCACAAAAGTCAAGAGGAACTGTTAACCTTGTTGATGATTTAAACGAAGCACACGGCAAGTTTGTTTGGATGTTACGTTCATTTACTGAATAAAAATTAACTTATAATGGAAAATTTAAGAATCAGGTGCCGCTCCTGTAATAGGGAGTTAGAAGGGCATCATAGTAGGACAGTCACTTGTGGTTGTTCAAATATGTCAACTATTCGTGGAGATAAAATCTCGGCAGTTGATTTGTCTAATGTTGTTATGCTAAATTCTATACACACTAAAGAAAGGTCAGGTGTCCTTACAGAAGAAGACCTTGCCTACCAAGAGTCAAGGCGTCAACGTAAAGTAAGACGTTTAGATTTTGAAATTAGATAGGATGTAAGATCATATTTTCATCATAAATTGCATATTGACGAAGATCTTCATCTAATTCACCAAATCCTAATCGTTTATAAAGTGATGCTCTTTGCTTTGCTCCTATCATAAAGTTTTCTGGTATCTCTACTACTTGACTACCTGTTGGTCTGCACATTAATAAATCATTTGGATTTGGATTTGAATTGCATATTCCAACGGGAATTCTTTTTTTTATTTCTTTAATAAATGCAAATAATATAATCTTACTATCACTTATAGTTAAGTTTCGAAGATTCCCATCTATCATCCAAATAACTTCAAATATGTTATTCTTTTGATTGTATTTAATTTTGGATAATAAATCTGCAGTTTTTTTCTTGGAGTATTTTTTATAATATTCGTATAGATAACTCTTTTTATTTTTATAATCTCTTACTGTAAAGTATATTGCTAATTCTGGATATATATGGTCCAATATTCTTTCTTCAACATATTTTGGATATGTGATTGGATTTCTATCTCTGATTCCCAGACTTAAAAGAAATCTCTCAAATTCAATTCTTTTTTGTGAGGGTTTGATTTTCATTTGATTTTATGCTATAATTTTATATATGGAAGATTGGCCGAGTGGTTGATGGCGATAGTCTTGAAAACTATTAACGTTAATAGCGTTCCAGGGTTCGAATCCCTGATCTTCCTTTTACATATAAATATTAAAAAATATCTGTGACTAATGGGTATCCAAATAAATGGACAAACTGATATTATTTCTGCAACAGATGGTGGACTGACTGTTTCAGGTAATCTAATAGGCACGGCATCAACGGCAACTGCTGCTGCGACTGCTTATGGTATCTCTGGATCAGCAACACTTTCTGGTATCACCAGTATCTCTACCATTAACTTAACAGTTAATGGGAATGCTTATCCTTCTGCTGGACCATTAAGTAACCGGAATCTTATAATCAACGGTGCGATGCAGGTGGCTCAACGGGGGACGCAGGTTACTGGTGTTACTACAGGCGATTATCGCACTTGTGACAGATTTAGATTTGCTATGGCATCGCTAGGAACTTGGACAGTCGATCAAGATACAAACGCTCCTAACGGTTTTTCAAATAGCTTCAAAGTAACCTGCACAACTGCCAACGCAAGCCCTGCTGCTTCAAACAATCTTTTCATTACACATCCAATCGAAGCTTATAATTTACAGTCGCTCGGTTTTGGTACAGCTGGTGCAAAAGGATTGACCTTGAGCTTCTGGGTCAGGTCAAACAAAACAGGAGCTGCAACCGTTGCACTTCTTCAGACTGATAACTCAAACAAACTGGTAAGTTTTGAATACTCTATTTCGTCTGCAGATACTTGGGAGCAAAAGGTAATCACAATCCCTGGTGATACTGCTGGTGTTATCAATAACGACAACGGTGCAGGTCTTCAATTTGAATGGTGGTTAAATAGTGGTTCCAACTATACAAGCGGGAGCCATCAAGCAACTTGGTCAACTTTTAGCAATACCAACCGCAACCCTTCAAACCTTGGCGTAGGCGGTGCAACGTCTGATTATTTTGCTATTACCGGCGTCCAACTAGAAGTCGGATCCGTCGCCACACCGTTTGAGCGCAGGTCGTATGGGGCGGAGTTGGCGTTGTGTCAGAGATATTATCAAATAATAACAACTGGAAATGGATTTACCAGAGTTGTTTCTGGTCCAAGTAAAAATTGGATATACGGGCAACCAATGATTCAAATGCGTTCAGCACCTTCTGTTTCCGCAGACATTACTGGTACAAACGCAAATCGCACATACGTTTTTGATGATGGGCAAACAGGTCATACAGTTAATTCTGGACAAAATCTTGTACTTTCAGATGCTGGAGCAAATACGAATAGTTCGTATTATGTCTCATTCCAGTCGTCCATTGTTGGATACAATGGTCTCAGACAACCATTGGCAATGACCACAGGCGTTATTTTCCTCAGTTCCGAACTCTAAAATGGAAACTTCAAACATTAAAACATCTCAAATTATGTACTCTTCAAATAGGAGTACTGAACCCACATCAGTAAAAATAGTCACAATCAATGATCATACTATTTTTGTACCTTTGGATTCTGCCAATACCGATTATCAAATATATTTAAAGTGGTTAGAAGAAGGTAATGAACCTTTACCACCAGACCCAACACCAGAACCAGAACCTCTAACTGCTCAACAAAAACTAGAAGCAGCAGGACTCACCATAGAAGAACTCAAAGGTCTTCTTGGTATCTAACTTAACATTCTCTTCAACACTATCATCAAACCCTAACAAACTTGACGGTTTAGAAATATTGACTAGTATAACTAATAATATTCAATCTAAAACCCTATGGATCAACGCACCTACGACAATTGGGTGAAGATCAAGGAGACGTTTGAAACGTCTGGTAATACAGATAATATGTTTTACAAAAGAGCGTGTGAGATTATAAAAACAAAAAGAGACCCTTTAGAAAAATATCTAAACGGAAAAAATGGATAAGGACGAAATCCAAGAAATGATAAATCAATCCATCGCAAAGGCAATGGATAAGCATAATAAGACTGCTTCTTTGATTTCTGCTTGTGTCGGAGCGGTCCTGTTGGGTTTCTATGCTCACGGTCTTCTTGCGGTGGTAGACAGAGTAAAGTAGTTGTAGTTTAGGTTTTTTATAAATAATAATATACCAACCTAAACTATAATGAATAAAGATCTTTTATTTGAAATGTTGAATAATGGAATGTCTATGAACGACATTTCAAAAAAGGAAAGTAAATCACCAACAACGGTTAGATATTGGTGTAAAAAATACGGATTAAAATCTAATTATACTTCTATAAAAAATTCAAAATCAAAACATAAATGTGGAATGTGTGGCGAAACTGATCCTGAAAAATTTTATGGTCATAAAAAAAGTGTATGTGGAAAATGTCATAATGGATATACATTAGAATTGGGTCAAAAGAAGAGGGAGTTCATTATTAATACTATGGGGGGAAAATGTATTTCTTGTGGATATAATAAATATTCTTCAGCACTTCATGTTCACCATATAGATCCTTCAAAAAAAGACTCAAAATTTGCCAATATTCGTTGTTGGAGTGAGAATAGGATACTTGACGAAATAAAAGGATGTGTGCTATTATGTGCTTGTTGCCATTCAGCAGTTCATGCTAATCAACTAATTCTCCCGAATGTCGCCTAACTTGGTCATGGCACCACTTTTGGGAAGTGGAATAATCTCAGTTCAAATCTGAGCATTCGGATCAGACAGTCATCCAACTGTCCTACTTGACTTAAGAGTCAATTCATCCTATAATTACTAGGCAAACAAATCAAAGCAATGTCGGTTACAATTAAATTTAAGAAAGACCTCCAAACTCTTAAATCTGCGGTTAATGGTGAATTTTATCTTGATGTAAAGAGTCCGAAACTTTACAAAAAGATTCGTCGATACTATCAAAATGAAGGTGTAATGTTCTCTGAAGATGCTTTAGATAACTATGATATTCTGATTGAGTGCATTGCCCAAGACCTTGAAACTTCTGAAGTTGCGTGATGACTAAAGTTCTACTTGAGCGGGAAGGTTATCGTTTCGTTGAGAAAGGTATTATCGAACTTAACGGTATGCCCGATTATCGTCTACAGAAACAGAACTATTACACTAAACATTGGAATGACATTTATTTGTTTGATAATTCTATGCAACTTACTACTGCAATGGAAGATCACCAATATGCACGTTGGCTTGACTCAGA